GTAAATGATTCTGTGACAGTGTTGACCTGTTTAGTACTCAATCCATATTGTTCTGCGCTTCTTGCAACCTTTTGATACAGTCCAGCAACCGCATCCAGTGGCTGATATGTTCTGTTGGCAATGTCTAAAACATTTTGGAAGTTTTCTGCTGTACTACCCAACTCAGGGTTGATCAGTTTCAATCTGTTTTGAATATTTTGTACACTATCACCAAATCTAAGGAAAGCATCAACACTCACAGCGGCTGCAACTGCTGCAACTGCCTTGCCCATGCCTACAAAAGCTGTATTGGCTCGACCTGCTGCTGCTCCGGCCTTGTCTGTTTGAGATACAACACTGGATAAACCACCTCGTGTCTGATCAACTATCTTGACAATAATATTAGCGTCTGCCATGTTTTGCCTTCCTTTGTGCTTCTTTTCTCTGTTTGGCTTCTAAACTGTAGTATGCCACCCAAAGTTTAAATTCTAGTGTGCTCATTTCGAGCGTGGTTTCTAAATTTTGACCCAGTTCTTTGCTTAGAAAAAGCATGAAATGTAGATCTGGATCATCTTTTAGTTTTTTTCAAGTTCCTCCATTTTGGGCAATGCACCACCATTGATTTGCTCTGCTACTCTAAGCACCACAGCTGGATCAACTTCATTCATCATTGTATGTTTGTCATGCTTGGTAAACATTTTGGTTCCATCTTCATGACGTGCTTTGTTGATGATTGTTACAACCATTGCTTCAACAGTTTTATTCTGTCTTGCCAATTCAATCACTTCTGATTCTTGCGCAAGTGTTGTAATAGTTCTATGATAGATTGTGGTATCCCATTCAGGTACCGCAAAACTATTCATTTCTTTGATTTTGTTTTGGTAGTGTTTGGTTGCATTACCCAACACGTTGACTTTTTTTGGTTTTTGTTCGCTCATTTAATATTTCCTTCTGTTGCTTTTTTCAATTGTTGTGTTCAATGCTTGACGCACAAACCCATCAGGTGCTTGACGTGAATAACCAGTTTCCAACTTGCCAATGTATGGCACACGGTTTTCAACCTGTCCTGTTCGAATCTGCCATCCACGTCTTGCTCTGCCTGTATCAATAGGAGTTCTTGGTACCACTGCTGATTTGTAATCGTCTTTGAGGTGTTTTTTCTCCTCTTCAACGATGCCTTCTAACCATCTACGAATATTTGTACCTGATTTTGTTACCACCAGTGGCATGATTGCTCCTTAGATGCTTGCTGTTGTAATTGCACCTGTACCTTGGAAAGATACACTTGCTTCAGTCAATCCATCATAAGATGCTGTTACACTGTAGCTGGTGATGATTACATTGCCTGCAAATTTTGTTGTATCAGTTGCACTATCGCTGTAGAATTCTACACTCACAGTATCATCTGTATCTGGGTTCATTGCAGTTGATACGATTGTATCTTCTGAATCATCATACACAATATCCATTGAACCTGAATATGATTGCAAACCTTTTTTGTATGTTCTAACACCACCTGATGCCATTGAAGTGTCTTCAACTGTATCACGTGTGATGTCCATGCTCCAACCGCGAACACTTGCGATTGCAGTCAATGCGTCTGCACCGCTTTTGATTTTTACGGTTCCTGCGCTTCCTTCATAACTAGCCATGATTATTCTCCTTTATCTTGATTTAAATATGCGGCTTCTTCTGATTCAGCCCATTCTTCTTTGTTGATGTCCCATTCCTCATATGGTAGTTCATCTTCAACGGGCTTCACTTCAGCAGCGGCTTCAATTTTCACTGCTGGTTTTGTCTTTTTTGATTTGGTCTTTGTCCAACCACGGTCAAGAAAGTTCTGTAGGTAACGTTCTTTTACATTGCGAACTTCACCATTTTTTTCTATTTCAATCATTATTCTACTCCTTTGCGGTATCTATATCTCACCTGTACTGTGACAATTATTTCTGCCAATGGAGGGAGTCTATCTACCACTTCAATATTTGCGATCAGCGTATTCACGCCTGGGTTGCTGGTGCCCCTGCGTCTATCTGTTTCTAATCCTTCACTGATTGCTTCAATCAAATCGTTTTTTTGACGATCTAATTCTGCTGCGCCACGGACAAAACATCTCATTACATATTCAATTGTACCGCTGCGAAAATTCATATCATAATCATCACGCTCTTCGTTGCCTGAGTTGACCATTATTGCTGGGAATTGTGTGATTGCAAGTTTTTCAACATCAAAAGGTTCACGAGTAACCAATATGGGTCTTGGATCTGTGAGTTCCTTGAGTGTTTTAACTATGTCTTCGGCAATATCATTTCTAAAGCTCATATCATCTTCTCAATCGGCCAAAGTAGCTGGGCTCTTTTTCTAAATCACTGAATGTGCCATCGCTGTCGATGTCATAGTGTACACCGTCTTTGATTACAGCATCTATTTCTTCTCTCCACATGTTTCTGTAGTATTCCATTTGCATTTGAAATACATCCATGTCTGGTTCAAACTTGCTAAGGCGTGGAAAGATGTAATAGGCCAAAGTTCTATACACATGAGCACGTTTTAGCTGCTCAGGATCTAGTTTATTTTCGTCCATCTCTACATTGAGGCCGATCACGGTAATATCAAACTTGCCGATTTGTTGTGTGGGAAACCATTCTATTCTCAAATGTCTTAAAACGTCATCTTTGCCTTTTGCTAAGGCATCATCCCAATCAAATATTCCGTATTCTTGTACATTGGGCTCGTACTGGAGCACATCATCGATTGTTGCTATTGTTAAAGCCATATTGGCCTCCTTTGGTCCTACCTTTGGGTTGTGAAGTCCTTCTTCACACTGTATTTAGTCGATATAAAAAAAGGGCCCTGGAAAAGAGCCCTTTTCTGTGTTTTAATTTAGATTAGTCTACAGTTGCATCTGTAGTGATTGCAACACCGTGAACGTCTTGTAGTTCACCTACTGCGTATGTCATTGATGCAACGATTTCTGTTGCACGTAATGATGCGTCACGCTGTGTTTCAATTGTCAAATCTTTCTTCAGTGCAAACGCCAATGCGTCACTGTGCATAACTGCACCAACATATGCGCCTGCTGAATCACCTGTTACAACTGCTGATTCATAGATGTCAACACCTGCGATTGAACCAATGAAGCCTGCGTCTAATACACGGTTACCTAGATCACTTAGGTTGTGGCTCATTGCTGATGCGCCAGCGTTTGTCAACTGCTTCTTCAGGTTATATGTTTGATTTGGGTGGAATACACCTACATATGGACCCATCACTGAGCTTGAACGAAGTTGTGCAACTGCGTTGAAGATCAAGTCTGCTGTCAATTCTGGCTGTGTTGCTGCACCAACAGTTTGGCTGAAGCCTGAGAATAGAGCTGAAATATCAGTGTCAACTTTGCGAGCTAAACTCTCACCTAGTACACGACCGATGCTTGCTGCAACATCATCATCTGCACTATCACGTGCAGTGTCTGTTAGTGTTGCCATGATTGCAACTTCATCAGCGTCGAATAGTTTTTCAACTGCTGTGATAGTTGTTGCTGCTGCGATGTCTGTGTTCTCACCAGTTGTCCAACCGCTTGAAATTGCTGGGTAGATACCGACTTTTGCTTGCTTGCCTGGCTGGCCTACAAGGTTAAAGTTGCGGATCAATGGGCGCATAAACGCCTGCTCTTGCATTGTGAAAAGAGCTGTTTGTTGAATATCACTAAACAGTGCGTCTAGTGTAGTTGAAGTTGTATTGGCCATTGGTTAATCTCCTTTAAATCCTAATGCCTCTTGCTTTCATCATTTCCCTGTAGATTTTTCTATCTTCAGGGTTGTTCATATTGAGTTGACTTGGATCTATATTACCCATACCTTTTCGACTTCCTGTGTCACTGACATTGCTTTGACTACCTGATCCATTTGGACCTGCGCTAACAAAATGTGGATTTTCTTTTAAAAAACTATCCACTAAATCATCAACTGTCATTGCTGTACCAGCATCAGTATATCTAACATTTCCATTGTTATCTACAATTTCAGCATCACCAGTTTCACCTAGTCTTACTTGGTTGCGTAACAATGCGCTGACCTGTTGTGCATTTATAGCTCGTCTGCTACTTGCTGCATTCAGTAGGCTACCATCAACTTTGATTTCTGTGAGTTGGCGCTGTAATTCGCTGATTGCTGTATCTTTCTTTGCCACAGTATTTTTGAGAATTTCTTCGAATTCGCCTCGCTGCTTTTGCTGCTCAATGCGTTCGTCTTCTTCTCGCTGTGTCAATTCACGATAGCGATCAATGTCTACATCACCGTATTTTTTCTCAAATCGCTTGCGTTCACGATCCAATCTTTCACGTACAATCTTGTCGACGTCATCTTGGGTAAATGTTTTATCCGTCGTCTCGGCCTGGGTTGGTTCTGATACATCAGGTGCATCAATGGGCTCACCAGTGGCCCCATAATCTTGTTCTTGTTCGCTCATATTTTCCTCCAGTTATGGTCGAAGTCACCGAAATCCTCTTACGAGTTATTCGCAAAGTTATTTATGCGATTAAACGTGAAAGGCGTTATTTTCCGCCTCTACGCTTGGTTTTCTTCTTTTTCTTCATTGCCATTATAGCTCTTCCTTGTTTTTCAGCTGCTGCACGGGTACGATATGTTTTACCACTTGTACCCCAACGATATCCGCCTTTGACCTTGCGCACTGGCATTATAAATTCAATCCTATAAACGTGCCGATTATTCCCAGTACACTGATAACCAAACCAAAACCACTGATCATCATAGTAGTATTGCGTCTAAAATTTTCACCCATTTCTGTGCGTAAATTTTCAACTTTGTCTTCAACACTGCCTAAT